TCGTCTGTCATGAAGCGGCCCTTTGTTTCCACAATGATTCCGCTATTGGTTAAGACAAAGTCAGGCGTGTACTTAGACTGCCTTGCTGGTCGTGTGTATTCGATTTTCATTTCCTCGTAAGAGAACGAGATGCCTTGGCTGTTAAGCTCATCGGCAACTCTCTTCTCAAGTCCTGAACGGAACCCATACTTAAGACCTACGAAATAGTCTTTAGAATGGGATGTCGTCAAAGTCTTCACTCGCCTCTGCTTGTGCAACTACAGGTGCAGGGCTTCCAGCAGATACAAACTCAAAGCCATCTTCGACATCAAACCCAGACGCTGCTCCTGCACCACCGCCACCATCCAGTGCTTCAATCAACTGGACAATCTTCATACGCAGTGACACGCCTGCGCCAACCAAACCCGTGTAATAAACTACAGGCTGGAACCCAATGCGTACCCGACTGCCATTCCATGTTGGAACCTCATCAGTAACGGGGACCTTACGTGCGTCAATGACCAAAGGCTTCTGCTCAAAGTCACCATTGCGACCCTGCACTTTTGCCTTAAGCTTGAACTTGAACGACACATCACCCGTCTCATCATCAATCGAATAGGGTGGGTTGGTTTTAATCTTATCCTTCGTCTTGCCTGTCTCATCCATCGCATGTTCAATGGAGGACTGCATGTACCAATCTAGCTTTTCCATCAATGGAAGTGCTGCTGAGTTTTCAATGATTAGTGTGCAACCATATTCCCCCAATTCGTTGAATTTAAAATCGGGGGTGAAAGCCTTAAGCCATTCTGTACGGCCTTCAGGTGTGACGATTGTTGGTAATTTTTGTGACATAAATATTTCCTAGTTGTCAGGTGCGTATCAATTAACGCTAGTGTTATTTTGAAAAGTTCTTTATGAACTCGTCTATTAAAATTCCCTGCCCTGCTAATGCAGCAGTCAGGTCTACTGGTAGAAGCTCACCATTCATGATGAGTAACGCGGCTTTCATTTGTTCGTAAGTCATTTGTGACCTCCACAAAAAAGCCCCTGTTTAACGAGGGGCTGTTAGCTATTTAGCTTGGTACGGATTCTTCTCCGTGATAGTGCAACCTTTGCTATCTGCAACTACTTCCGTACTGAAAGTATTAGGCAAAAGAATAACGAGACTCTACTGTCTGAGCTAGGTCCAGCGTACCCTTATTGGGTGGCAAAGGAATATCATCACGATTCTCAGGTTTCATCTGAGCGCGTAGCTCCAAGTAAAGGTTGTGGACAATGTCACCAGCCTCATACATCTCAACCATACTCTCCCTAATTATGTGCCAATACTCATCCGTGTCACCAGCGACTGTTGCAAATGAGTCATGAATTTGAGAGAAGCTTGTGATGCCAGACTCTGCTGCTCTGGACACTGATAGCACAAGGTGTGAGGCGTCCCAACTATGGACTGTGTTAGGAGCCATTGCTTGTGCAGATTTGCGAGTGCATATCTGGTCGGTCTGCTCCTTAAGAGTGAGGTAGATTAAGCTGCCATTGATGCTAGTCTTAACACGCCTTGGGTTAGTGTCGTAATAAGACTGCATAACAGGGAACCCAAGTGGTGTTGTCCATCGGACAGGCATTGCATGCATGGTTCCATCAGGCATTTCAAACTTCTCCTTGGCAACCTTACTGGCTGCATCAGTGAGCCAATCCATTAGCTGCGCTGGACGCTTAACAGAATCTACAACAGCATCCCAAAGCAACCTTGCGATGTATGATGATGCACGATAACCATTGTCATAACTAAACGGGAAATCTGCACCCGTCTTGTTACACTCACGGAGCAGTGGATGCATGATGTCCTCTTGGATTTGATTCTTAAAACCATATTGTTTGGAGCCGTAAGAATAGGTCATAACAGAACGCTTGGCACATGACCTACCGAACCCATACTTCAACCACTCAAGCGCAAGCTCAGTGTAATTTGGGACCCTCACTCCCATGTTGTTGAAGATGTCTGGACCCCAGTGGTCATGTGGTTTCTCAGAGTCCTTGCGTAGCTGAGTCACAACCTTGTCAGCGACAATCTGATAGAGGTCAATAGGCTTCTCGTTAGGTAGGATGTTTACGTTACGGGCTGTGCTTGTGCATAGTGTAGCCATGCTCAGATGTTGGAGTCCGCTAGCACTGCCATCAAGGGCTATAGGTATGGATGATACGAATGAATCACCTTGCTCAAGGAATCCTTTCCATTCCATAGCAGCAGCCATGAACTGTAGCGGCTTGTCAGCATCACACCACTTTCGATTCTCAAAGGGCTTCTCAACACATTGAAGAATCCAATCTTCATTGTCCATCACCCACTGCACCCGTGCTTCAAGTGTATCCTTAGACACCTTATCAAAGTCACCGCAGTTGGCAAGATGAATGGCTAGCCACTTCCAACCTGACTCACCCAATGGCTTGCCATTAGCAAACTTTAAGGTGGCTTTCATTTCATCAGGACCCATACCATTGTATGCAGATACAGCATAGATACGACCACGAAAGTCGAGGTTGTATCCAAAGAAGAACTCATCGTATTCAGAGAATTCTTCTGCTGCTTCCATAGTGCAGTTGAATGATATGCGCTTGGCTGCGGACTCACGATTGCTAGCTTCGATGCGATTCTTTTCCTTATAGAATGCGGCCCACTGCTGCTTGGTTTCTAGTTGGAAATCATCAGCCTTAATCTCTGGCTCATTCCAGCGAGGTGGTATGCTTGGACACCATTCAACGCCCAGTTCAAACATCTCATTGATGAGGTTGAGTATGTCAGTGTTAACAGACCAAGCTGTTTTCTGCATGGCATTGACACCATGAAGTATCACATCAATCTCAGAACTCTTTAGCTCATCCATATAGTTATTATTATTCGTCTTCACAAACCTGACAGGTCTGCAAAAGTGTGAGTAATAAATACCACCATTGAGGTTTTCATAAGTCCAATCCCTAGGATGAATAACCAGAGGTTTGTACTGAGGCGCAGTCAGTCCAATACGAGAACTTCTCTCATCAATCCATGCCAAAGTCTCAGGTGTAGCAACCAGCCTTTTGACTGTGTTGTTTTTCCCTTTAGACTCTGTTGTGATTTGTACTAAACCTACAGTTTCAATCAGGATGGTGAGCAACTTAGAACCAAGAGACATGAGTTGAGCCTGAGTCCAAGCCTCCCAATTATTAATGGTCCCCTTGGCAGTCTCATCATTCATTGCGTTGACTATTACTGTCCGTTTCCAGTGTCCCTCTTTTCTAGTTGATGCATCGACAAGACGCTTCCAAAGTTTGGCATCTTGCTTTCGCAGGTCAGCCAATCTGAACTCATCCTCAACCTGTTCAGCAGCTTTCTTTACTATGCTTTGCAGGGTCCCATACTTGATTGAGATTCCGTTGATGATGAACTTCATAAACACAAACGCAATCACATTAGCATCACCACCAGCCAGTAATTTTCTAGCTGAACCTGCCCTCCCACCTCGACCCAATGGTGCTTCCATTTCTTCACGGATACCTTCAGCAAACTTAGCTAAACCATGTGTCAACATAGCCTGTCCGTATTGGGTCCCACTCTCCCCTCTTTGAGCCTTCTGCTTATCCAACTGGGCAGCACTGCGCTCCACACCAGCATCCCTCATTCTCTTCTCAATCAAGAGTTGGGCATCCATCAATAAATCACCTGTAATTACACTGTTAGACATTTGTCTACTCCATTAAATTTAGTTTCAATTCTGAATCTATGCACCCACGCAAGTACCTCGCGCTGGCCTTTCGGCCATAGTGCAACCTTTGCTCTGAGCCATCATTTGGCCCCCATTTGTCCTAGCTTATGTCCCCCCTATATTGAACTGAATTAGTTTCCGTACTGGTAAACACTAGCCAAAGTAAGGCCACACCTGTAAGAAAAACAGATGCAGCCTATGATATTAACTATCGAATTGTGGCGCGCCCGAGAGGATTCGAACCCTTATTCGGTCGACTGCCTTAAACAATTCGTAGGTATATCAGGCAGTTAGTGCCAGCAGTATCTCATTTGGTAGGACATTTGGAGACACTTTGTCCACGCTTTTGTCCTTGCCCTGTAGTGCCTCAATGCCAGACTGTAAGGCCTCGTCTGTGACTTTGGCGTACTTGGCTGTCTGTGTTATTTTGGCGTGTCCCATGAGCCTCTGTATGACCTTCATTTGGACATTAGCACTCACTAGCCTTGTGGCAAATGTGTGGCGCATTCCGTACCAAACTTCCTCGTCTGTCCAGTTCATCTCATGGCGAACTGACTCATTCCAAAATCGGCAACAGTGCCACCTGTACTCCAGTTTTTTAAATGGTTGGAAGTCCACAAGCTGACCTGTCACACGCTTGAGAAGTATCTCCTTTACGCGGTCAGTCATTGGTATATCCCTAGGCTTTTTAGTCTTGGAATATTCCTTCGGGATGCGGATAACAGGCATTCCGTTTATGTCAGATTTTATCCAGCCACAGTGTAGCTGATGTGCTTCACGCCAAGGCCGCATGCCAGTGTCAAAAAGCACTATGATAAAGTCGACAAGCAATTCATTCATCTCAGGTTTGTGGAATTCCCAAGCTTGCGCCAGTTCAATAAGCCGCGCCTCTTCATAGGGGCTGTAATAACGCATGCGTGAGTTATCCCCGACCTTCTCCCACTCAATCAAAGGAGGGTGTTGCAAGCGTCCCTCATGGACCATGTGCTTAATCATTGAGGACAGGCAAGTCAGTTTGTTGTTGATGGTCTTAGGCTTATTGCCTTTGTCCCTCAATGTCCTTATATATTCATCGACCATCAATGTGTCAACATCGGTTAGTCGTGTTACTTTTTTCTGTTTGATAAAAAATTTATCAAGTGCATTCCAATACTGCTGGACCTTCTTTTGATAAGCTTTAGATTCATACTTCCAGCGATGTTCAAACGTGGCATCAAAAGCAAACTGCAAGGTCAAGCCAGTGCCATGAATAAGCTGTTTGGCATCTGGTCTAATGCCTCTTGCCATATCTGCTATGGCCTGAGATTCAATAGATTTAGCTTCTGACTTTTGGTCCAATCCAGCGACAAAGTGAACGAACCTATGTCCGTTCCTTTGCACCTTAATTTGCCAACCTGTGGCTGTTTCATAAATAGACATTATGTGTCCCCCAGTTAAAAGTTAGATGTCAGAGATAGAGCAAACGCCTTGCCTTTCTCAGTTAATTCAACATACCTCACGCGCCTGTCGAGTGGGTCATTGGTTAGCTTGACTAGGTCCAATGGTTTAGCTTTGCGCCTTGCCATTGTGATGTCAGACAGGATAGCAACACATCGACTTACATTGCTGCCACTTATGTCTAAGGCAACAGCAATCTCTTTGCCTGTCACTTTGCCTCGTCTAGCCACCATCACAAAGCACCTCATTTGCAGCGCGGTCATTTCATTGTAGGTCAGGAAAAATGCTTCAAGAGAAGCACTAAGGCCTGCCAATACTTTCTGTTCTTTTTTGTTGAATTCGCTCATTTTATATTCTCCCGTTTTAAAGGTTAGGCCCGTTGGCCTCGTTTCCATTATATAAGTGCTTAACTATGCAATTGATATAGTCCAAGACCCTGAATAAAACACAAGACCTTGACCATGCAGGACCACTAGGGTCAGGCCAATTATCAGTGAACACTATGTGCCAGCACCAATTTTCCTCCAATTGCCAAGCCATTTTCCTGCACCTAAGATTGGCTATTGGTGGTCCCGTTTTATATTCCATCGTTGCTTTTAATGCGCTATACATTTTTATTTGCTTCCCTTAAATATTCAATTTCCTTCATTTCCATTTCACTTATCAATGGACCATCCATGTCCAAATCTTTAAACCATTCCTTTTTGAATGTTCTTAAAAATACATATTTCTTTAAGCTTATTTCAAACTCAAAAAAACCTCCAATTGTGACTATAAAAACATTTCTACTTTTCAATGGTTAACCTACTTTTTTAATAACTGTTGCGACTTGCTTTCCGTTCAGACACAACAGCAGTAATAATACCGCCATTGTACTGAACTGGTCAACACTCAAAAAACCCTATCACTTTCCCCCTGCATGGTGGCTAACTGCCACATAATCTTG